GTAGTAGATTTGATAGTTGCATATCCTATAGCAAAGTTAGTTATGAAGCTAAAGCCAAAGATAGACAGAATGTCTAAGCTTGGTCACTGAATTTTTTGCGTGGAAGATCTTCCACGTTACAACCTTTCTTATATCGCTTTAAATCTGGCGGTGTGAGTAGGAACTCCAATAGCCTTTCTAGGTTTGCAAGCCTAGTATTGGTTTCTTTTATCAGGTCTATTATCTCGTTAAACCCCGCTGCCCTGAAAATAAAACTAGACAAATAAATTCAATCTGTCATGTGTCATGTCGTAATACTTTACTTTGTAGTTTAACTTTATTTTTTTACTTGGCTTACCACCAACTACTTTGTCAACTCTGAGTGATAGTAAAGGTTTTCTAAGTTTTCTAGGATAAAACTCTAATTGGTTGTTCTTTGGATTATAGAATACTTTTTCTTTCTCTACCTGTAATTCATTTCCAGCTAGGAAATCAAAACAAGTTCCACTTGTAAAATGTACAATAGTTCTTTCTAAAGAAGGTCTGTCTTTTATCTTTGATGTGTGTGTTATAACCCATAATTTGTTGGTTTGTATTGAATCACTAGCATCATATCCCTCCGTAGGTCTAATAAAGAAATCAAGTATAGGTGTCTGATAAGTGAAAGCTTCACTCTTACCCCTGTACAAGTTATCATAATCTTCTCTTCTTGTGTAAATGTATATTGAACTAGCCATACATATAAACGGATATACTTAAATATAAAGGCTTCGATATTGTGTGTATGAGTAAGTGTAGAAATTGCAGAAAGAAAACATATGGCTATTCAGATGGTATGCACCATGTCTGGGTGTGTTGGGCGTGTGGAACTTTTGAAGGAAGTGGAACTGATCCATTTTTCCCACAGATGGTTATGGCTAATCCACAATTAGTATGGGCTATGATAGGTGAAAAGATGTTAAAGCCTATTGAGAGTGGGGAGTAATGACAGAATTTGAGCAGTACGTTAAAGAAGAACTTAAAAAAATTGAAGAAAAAGTCGATGACAATACAATCAGAACTATTAGATTAGAAGTCAAATTTGACGAACATAGGGCTCATGTTATGGATAAAAGACAAATGGTTAAATCATTCGTAATGATAGTTTTAGGCATAGTGGGATCAATAGTAGCCTTCATACAACTACAGTCTATACTATAGAATCCTTATATACAACCATTCTTTTATAGGAATATGGTAGAAGCATTAATACTTGTCGCTATTGCATCAGCAGTAGGAGCAGGTCTGAACACGCTAAGAGGCTATTTAGCATCTGATGGGGAAGCTTACTCTGTAAGACGACTCGCAGGAGCTTTAATTGTTGCCACTTTCGCTGCTCTGGCTATAGCTCAAGTCCAAATCGTTGACGGACTGACCGATGCTGGTATAGTCTTGGTAGGACTGACAGTCGGTTTCACTGCTGATTATGTAGTGAGCAAGGCAAAGAAAGAGTCTGAATAAGACAAAAGACAGGTAAATAGGGGATTATTTTACCACATATGGATAATATATTCTTTAGGACACTTATTACAAAGAGTCTTGTTGCCAAAACAGAGACAGATGAAAGATTTTTTGAGGGCGTATTAACAGTTGAAATGAAGGACAAACAAGGAGAGATTACAATAGTAGATGAATTATACAAGGTGTTGCCAATTTGGATGGATAGGGGAGCACCTATCACAGATACACACTCAAATAGAGTTGTGGGCAAAGGGATAAACTTTGCAAAGACAGAAGTACAAGATGCAGATGGTACTGTTTATCCAGCAATTAAAATAACAGGAAAGATACATAAGGATTATGAATTAGATGATGATATATGGAAGAAGATTAAATCTGGTGAGTACAAAGGATTGAGTTTCGGTGGAGCAACAAAGGCAGATAGAGAGCCTGTCAAAATGAAAGATGGCTCTATTGCATATGCACTTACAGATTTGGAGCATTATGAGGTTGCAGTATGCGAAGATCCAGCAGTTCCATTAGCATTGATAACTCACACAAATCCATTATCAAAAGCCGTTATAGAGCATGAAGATTTAGGAAATGGTAATATGCTTATCAAATGTGATAAGTTTGGATGTTATGTAACAAAGCCTGATTTTAGCAGTGCACAGGGAGATCAGCATAGTATGTACAATCAAGATGTAGATGTAGACACAAGTTCTAATAGAAAGTTGGGCCCTACAACAGTTCCAAACATATCAGATTCAGATGAAGGAACAACCGAAGCTGGCTGGCATAAGAAGACAAGAGAGGAAATTGGTGGATTTGGAAATGAAGAAAACCAAGATGGAGTAGGCCAATGGTCAGGCCAAGATCACCCACAACCAAAAAAGAAAGAAGAGATAACAAAACCAATACCAGATGGAAAGGGTGGTAAAGGAAGTTTTGATGAGTGTGAATCAAAGAATCAAGATAAGAAAAGTCCAGGAGCATTCTGTGGAAGTATGCAAAATGGAGCAGAGGGCAAAAAGAAAGAAGGTAGTGCAGGTGGAATGACTCAGGGAAGATATGGTGGAGTTAGAGGCTTAGGTGCATATAATACAGCACAGCAGGGATCAGATCCAATAGTACAGATAACTGAAGTAAAAAGAAAAATAGAAGATACAGAAAAGACATTATCAGACATAGTAGAAGATAAGAAAACACCAAGTTCAGATAATAATGCACAGGGATCTCATTCAATGAAAGGTTACAGGTTAATTAAATTACTTAATCAACTTAATTCTAAAGCACAATATGTTAATATTTTGTCTGATCTTGGCGGTTTAGATAAATTAATGTTAAAAATAAACAAATATATATAAACTACTATATATAAATATAGTCAGAAACATGACAGACGAAGACAAAAAACCTGAAGAAGAGAAGAAAGTCAAAGCCGAAGAAAGCGATGACGAGAAGAAAAAACAGGAAGATAAAGACGACGAGAAGACGAAACAATCTGACGACAAGAAACCAGCATTTTTGAAAGATGACGAGAAAGATAAAGCTTTCGAGACTTCAATCAAAACTGGCCTAGACGGTTTATCCGAGCAACTAGGAAAATTTGCAGATCACTTAAAGGGCATAGACTCTAGAATCAAAGCTCTAGAGACTCCAACTGATCTACCAGCTGCCCCAGCAGGCACAACAGGAAGCGATAATGATGTAGGAGCTGATATTATAGTTCCAGCACAACCTTATCCTCAAGGTGACCAAGCAGGGTTAGACGATGATAGACAGAATGACAATGCTCCAGCAGGTGACACAGCATCCTCAATGCAAGAGAAACCACTCCACAAAGGTGAGAGACTAGTTCAGAAATCAGAACACACGTTTTCCACTGAAACTCCAAGACCTAATGCAGCGATCGAGAAAGCAGGAGAAAGTCAAGTTGACTTTAGCCCAATTCTAAAAGACGCAAGAGCAGAAGGTTATGAAGGATTAAGTCAAGTCGCAAGAAACATTCTAAAGGGAAAGTATTACACCCCAACAGACGAAGAGGTAAGAGGTTTTTAAAATGGTTCAAATAAGAACTATTGATGAACTCGAAGCTCTTTACTATGGTTACAATCGTAACCTCTTAAGAAAAGCAGACGCTCCAGCAACTACATCAACAGTTGGCGTTTTCAACGCTATCTATGGTGCATATGCATGGGCACAGCTCAACTTAGAGGCAAACGCATTTGGTATATTACCAAAGTATCCATGGGATAAGTCTGGATGGAGGGTTATTACTGCAAAGCCTGTGCTAAACACTAACCAATCTAACACAGTATTGGGAGGTACAGCAGAAGGTGGAAACATTGCTGAAACAATCAAACCAACACTTCAAGAAATTGATGTTCGACCAAAGACAGCTCAGCTGCCTTTCAGTGCATCAGAAGTTATGGAATGGTTGGCAACACACAGCAAAGACGACATTTGGGGTGGACTAGGTTCACTTCGATTGTACATGGCAGTACAACACAAAGAATTCCTTAATAGAATGCTACTAGCAGACGTTGAAAGTGGCATCACTGGATCTGGTACAAACGCTGGAACAACAGACTTTGAGTCATTAGACAGAATTGTTTCATCCAACGCAGAGGAATCTGCATTAGGTGCATCAACAACTGGTTCTTATGATCCATGGGCTGCCAACGCAACCATTGACAGAGATAGTTCTTCAACATTCGACAGTACTGTTGAATCAGCTTCTGGTACGATCGGTACAAATGGAGTCTTAACTGACGACACCCTAAGAGCTTTCTTACGAAAGATTAGGATTGCTGCTGGTAAAGATCCAAATGT